GCAAATGCCGTACGAATTAGAGCCTGTTGTCCGTGCATTGACCGAGTTGGTAGGTGAGAAAGTTCTGATTTTAGACGGTGATTATTTGATTCAAAAGCGCATGGTTGCTGACAATGAGTTAAGCTTAAAGCGTTCGGTAGCAGGTAGGAAAGGAGGTAGTTTTGCTCAAGCAAAAGTTAAAGCAACTACTAAAGCAAACGCTGAAAATGAAATTGCAATTGAATATGAAGTTGAAAATGGTTTGATTAACAATGAAGGGGGTGTGGGGGAAACAGAACAACCAATCCAACCGCCTCGTTACATTGATCAAATATCACCAGTGCCAAAACACAAGAACGAAGCGATAAAAACATTTGACCGTAACACATTGTGGTTTGAAAGTCTTAAGATGTGTTGTAAGCCTATCACATTAGACGAAGATCAGATCGTTAATTTGATGGATGAGTTTATCACATTTTGCAATGCAACAGGAAAGAATGAACAACGACCAGAGCAGGAAATAAAAAAGCATTTCACTAATTGGTTAAAGAAAAAGCATCAAAACGGTGAACTAAAACCAAAACCGAAACAACAGTACAAAAAGTTTAATTTTGAGTAATTAACATTAACTTTGTAAACCAAACTAAACCAAATATGAAGACTAAAACAAAATACACTCCGCTATTTACTATTAAAAAAAATGACACAGAATTTCCTCAAGTAAAAATTAAATCAAGCCTTGATGCATACAATTTTATCAGGCAGTTTTATTTTGAAGATATAGAGGTTTACGAATCATTTTTTATATTGTTATTGAATAGAAGCAAAACGACTATTGGCTACGCTAAAATATCGCAAGGTGGAATAGCAGGAACTGTTGTTGATATCCGTATTATTGCAAAATATGCATTGGATAGTTTGGCAGACGCTGTTATACTTGCACACAATCATCCATCAGGAAATTTACAGCCTTCTGATCAAGATATAAATTTGACCAAAAAGACAACACAAGCGTTAAAACTGATTGATGTTGATATTTGTGACCATGTAATCTTGACAAAAAATAATTATTATTCATTTGCTGACGGAGGATATTTATAAATTAAACCAAACCAATGAACGACAGAAAACCGCCATACAATTTAGACACGGAGCGCGTGGTACTCGGCACGATGGTATTGTTCGAGCAGAGCATTTCCCGTGTGATAGAAATCATCAACGAACAAACATTTTACCATGAGAAACACCGTCGCATCTTTGCAGCCATTGATCGACTGGTAAAAAAGCGCGAAGCCGTTGACATGGTTACCGTTACAAAAGAACTGAAAGCAACCAACGAACTGGAAATTGTAGGCATTATGACCGTTTCCGAGTTGTGCAACCGTGTGGGTAGTGATGTACACATTGAAGCGCATTGCAGAGAGATTCAGGAACTGGCGATGCGTCGAGAAGTAATACAACAGGCTGACAGGTTGATTAATCGCAGCTATGCAGACAGCGTGGACGTATTTAACATTCGCGATGACGTTAAGCAGTTAAACGACTATCTAATGTCTGAAACCACAAAAGGTAAACAGGTTGTAAGTGTTGCAGAGGTGGTAAAGTTAGAGCGTGAGGAATATGCTAAGAAAGTATACGCTCGTGAGAATAATTTACCGACTGGAATCAGCACGGGGTTTACCGATATGAACCGTGTGTTTGGTGGGTGGCAGCCGTCCGACCTTGTGATACTTGCAGCGCGTCCTGCAATGGGTAAAACAGCGTTAGCGTTAGCCTTTGCCCGTAATTCTAACAAACCTGTATTGTTCTTTAGTCTTGAAATGTCCGCGCTGCAACTTACCACGCGTTTAATCGTGATGGAATCGTTGGTAAATTCGCACAACTACAAGAACGGATGTCTTACTACTGACGAACTGCGCAAAGTGGAACAGGCGCGAGGTGTGATAGAATGCCATCCGTTGCAGATCGAAGACAAAGCAGGTATTGACTGGCAGGAATTACGCAGCAAGGCGTTAAAAGCCGTGCAAGGCGGTGTCGGGTTGATTATTGTTGATTACCTGCAATTAGTGAGCGTACCGAACGGCCGAAACCGAAACCGTGAAGCGATCATCAGCGAAATTAGCCGTGAGTTGAAGCGCGTGGCAAAAGATTGCAACGTGCCTGTAATAGCGTTATCGCAGTTAAGCCGTGCGGTAGAATCACGCGGTGAAAAACGTCCGCAGTTATCCGACCTCCGCGAATCAGGAGCAATCGAACAGGATGCCGATATTGTTATGTTTATTCATCGACCTGAATACTACGGTGAGACGCAGGATGAGAATGGGCAAAGCACTGAAGGTAAAGCAGAGGTAATAATTGCAAAGCATCGTAACGGTGAAACTGGCACGGTTGACCTGAACTGGGACGGTGAGCATACTTTGTTCGTTGATCCTAAAAAGACATACATCAGTAACACATTGCAACCGAACACGGATTTTATACCAAAAACAAACGATTTACCATTTTAACAAAAACCAAAAACCAAACAAAAATGAAAGCAACAGATTCACAGAAATTCATGTCTGCATTACAGGCATCAGTACACAACGTATTCGGATTAACATTCGACGAAATAAAAGGCAAAACGCGATTGGGCGAAATAGTATTGGTACGCCAACTGGTGATGGGCATATTACGAGAACACACTATGTTATCGTTGGTATCAATCGGGCAAATAGTTAATCGTAACCACGCTACGGTTATTCACGCGATGCGTAGGCATAACAACCGCCATAACACGAAGGCTGATTTGAAATACGCTGAATCATACAGAACGCTAATGGCTGACTTGTCGCCAAAGTTAGATATGTATGCTGCAGCCGATACACCAGAACTTCGCCTTTGCTTTGTTGGTTATGAAATTGACCATCTTTGGAAGTTGTACGAATTGTGCAAACAAGCAGGTGATGAGGTTAACATGGAATTGATCGAAATTCACATCAAAGCAACGCAGGAGCGTATGCGAGTAATTGATTCGTTCATGTGTGTTAACTGATGTCAATAAATAATATCTAAACGATTTGCGAATGTGCGTAAATTGCAGCCCGTGAACAGAGAACAGATCATCACGGAGTTGTATAACAGTAAGGAGTTGCGATCAGCAATAAAAGCCTACTGTCGCACATTCGCAGCCCGTGAGGATTTATTGCACCTTGTCATTGAGCGTGTTTGTGCTTTGCCTGAGGAAAATATTTTCAACTTATACCAAAACGGCAAACTAAAACACTACGCATTTATAACAATGGTGCGTGAGGTGATGCTACCGCGATCAAATTTCAACAAGCAGAATTTCCCGACCTACGAATTTATCGACGATCTTGAATTGGACGTTGTGGATGAGCAAACGGAGCGCGTTGGTCTCGATCCTGAATTGATACACGAGTTCAAAGCGTTTTGTGATCAAAATAAAACTAATCCTGATCTTAGTTTGCAGTCGTTGGTCACGTTGGAGTACATGGAATACGAGCCGATCAAGAAACGCAGCTACAGAGATTTTCAAAAGAAAACAGGCATACATTATTCGTCAGCGTGTGTTTACGTGCGGACGATGGTAAAGGAATTTAACAAAGCCAAACAATGAAAGTAACCGTATTAACCAACGGATTCGGCAAAGACCGCGAATTGATCGCAAACGGGATGGACTTATATCGTCTTTATATGCCGTATTGCCGAATTGACGGAGCGCAAATAGCATCAAAGCATGAGGTGCTTAACTCACCGTTAGATTCGGATGTGTATGTAATTAACCGAGCGCATCCGATTGAACTGTTTACCAAGATCAAAGAGGCAGGTAAAAAGATCGTTCTCGACATTGACGATTACTGGAAAATACCAACGTGGCATCAGCTACACCACAAATCAATCAAAGGTCGCATACAACACGCGACAAGCCTTAAGAACGATGAAGCGGTGCGATATTTTACGCATCAGCTAAATGAAGTCAGCGAGTGGGAGAATCAGACAAAGGAAGTCGTTAAAATAGTTGACGCGGTTACTTGCTCAACCGAAACATTAGCGCGACACATCAAAAACGAATACGGCATTGACGCAACGATTGTGCCAAATACGATTGATCCAAATATCACTAAGTTTAGCACGAACAAACAGCCGTCAAGATTTACGCGATTTGGCTTTATTGCAGGTATGTACCGCGAACGCGATGCAGCGTTAATGTTTAACGGTGTTCGTTCTGCTTACCAGAATAAGCATATTCGTTCAAAAGTGCAATTTGTAAACAGCTTTAACCTGCATCCGTCATTTACGGAAGTGGAGCGATTGTTTACGTTTAACTACACGCAACTTCCTGACTTTTATCGCGATTACCTTAAGTCGTTTGTTCGTGAAGGTAATCACATCGGGAATCAACAATTCTACAAACGACTATGGGCAAAAGACGCGATAGATTACGGTGTGATGTATGAGGAGGTTGACGTGGCGTTGATTCCAATGGAACACGGTGTATTCAATAGCTGTAAGTCCGAATTGAAGTTGATCGAAGCAGGTTGGACGAAATGCGCTGCAATAGTTAGCAACGTATTACCTTACGCACCGCATTTGCAACACAACGTAAATGCATTAGTCTGCAATGACAAAGAGGGATGGTTTACCGCTATCTTGCGACTGACGAACGACAAAGAATTGCGCGAACGACTAGCAAATAACCTGCATGACTATGTACGAGAGCATTTTAATCAGAATATAGCACACGAGAAAGTAACACAAGTATTGAACACATTATGATAGGGATAGGAGTAACGGGATGCAATCGACCTGAACACGTACAGCTAACGATTGACCAAATTGAAAAGTACACACAATCACCGTACAAGTTGCACGTAAGCATTGACACGGAAAAGAAGGGCGTGGCATGGAATAAGAACCAATGTCTGGAGGCGTTAAAGGACTGCGATCATATTTTCCTGTTTGATGATGACGCGTTTCCACGTGCGAAGGAGTGGGAGTTATTTTTTATCGAAGCAGCGAAAATGTCTAACATTGGTCACTTTATCTACCAACACGAAACTATTGACGTGCGAATGATTAAAGCGATTGAGCCTAACATTGGAATATACAATAACAGTAACGGCTGCATGATGTACTTTACACGTGAGTGCTTAGATAAGGTCGGAATGTTTGATGAGAAGTTCGGTGTGTATGGGTTTGAACACGCAGATATGAGCATGAGGGCGCATTTAGAAGGTTGCAGTCCGTCACCGTTTGTTTGTCCATTAGGTGCAGCACAATACATTTATTCGCTTGACATTGACAACTACCTGCAATACGAAATAGAACATCGTCCGACATTATTCCCGAATGAGATCAAACAAGCAGTTGAGTTGAGCCGTGAACGATGGCAGCAAAAGGTTGAGCAATCTAAAAATGACCAAAAATGAGAATCCTGTACAAATACGCATCGCGCTCACGTCCTGACAAGTTCCGTCGTGGATTAGAAAGTATCGCGCAAAATTCTGTTAGCGACAATTATGTGGTGTTGGCTACATTAGACAGCGATGATCCTGCTATTGAGCAATACCGTAAAGAATTACGCGAATGCAGCATAGCATCGCAGGTGATCGCAACAGTCGCAACGTCAAAGAACAAGATCGACGCGATTAACCGTGACTTAAATGTGGTTCAGGACTGGGATATTTTAGTAAATATGTCTGACGACATGGTGTTCACCGCGCAAGGCTTTGATGAGGTAATCCGATTAGCGTTTGATGACAATACGGATTTGTTTGTGCATTTCAGCGATGGTTTTCAAAAGTCAAACATCAGCACGATGTCAATTATGGGACGCAAATACTTCGAGCGTGACGGCTACATTTACCATCCCGACTACAAAAGTCTATGGTGTGACGTGGAAGCAACGGAGGTGGCTAAATTACGCGGATGCTACAAGTACATGGGTGACAACATCAACATACTCACACATCTTCACGTTGCATGGGGTAAGGCTGAATGGGATGACCTATACAAACGTAACGAGAATCCTGCCATGTGGAATCACGATGAGAAACTGTATAACGAACGTAAAGCACGAAACTATGAATTATAGCCAAAACAATGAGCAGGAAATAATTGTTAACTACTTTCAAGGTAAGAAGGGGATATTATTAGACATCGGAGCAAATGACGGTGTAACATTTAGCAACAGCCGTCACCTACTGCTTAACGGTTGGTCTGGTTGTTTAGTTGAGCCATCACCGTCATGCGTTCAAAAACTTATACAACTTTACAAAGATCGCAAAGACGTATCTGTATTTGATGTGGCAATAGTTAACCAAGATTACAATAAGACATCGATAAATTTGCACGTAAATGATCCGCACATTCCAAACGATGACAGCCTATTAAGCACAACGTTAGAAGCGGAAATAAACAGGTGGAGTGGCATAAAGTTTAAGAAAGTTAAAGTAGAGGCAATGAATTATAATGAGTTATTTGCAGGTTTACGTTTTGACTTTATTACCATCGATGCGGAGGGTATGGATTTAGCAATCCTGCAACAGATTGACCTTAATGCGTCACAAACGCAAATGGTGTGCGTGGAATACAACGGTGTCAACCCTGAGCAATACATAGCACATTGCACAAAATACGGCTTAACAGAAATCAACCGAAATGCTGAAAATATAATCTTTGCACGATGAGCGAAAAACTATCAATACTAATTCCAACGATTCCTGAACGTAGTCAATTGTTCGGAAACCTTTACGCTAAACTTCGCACACAAATTGAGAAACTACCTGTTGCATTGGGTGGTGTAGAAATATACTACCTCGAAACGCCTAAATTTATTTACGGTGGCTTGAGTGTAGGTAAGAAGCGTGAAGCATTGATCAACATGGCGAAGGGCGAATATCTTTGCTTTGTTGATGATGACGAAACTATTTCACCGAACTATATTGAGCAATTGGTAAGACTATGCAACATCGGTGCGGACATCGTCACGTTCAAATCAATATTTAAGTGCGACTATTATTGGGGTGTTGCCAACATGAGTCTACACCATCCTATAAATGAACAGGCTACACCTTACGGTGAGTTCAAACGCAGACCGTTTCACATTTGCCCAATCAAAACAAGCATAGCGCAACGCTGCAAATTACCCGACATTAACAATGCGGAGGATTGGGCGTACATGGAGCAGGTATTACCACAATGCACAACAGAGGTACACACCGAGCAAATCCTACACCAATACAACCATAGTGCCAACTTATCGGAAGTAGATCGTATCGCATGAAGTCCCTGTCAATCCTTATCCCGTCATTACATAAGCGTCGCAGTTCATTAGATAGGCTGCTACGTTCTTTGTACGCTCAAATACTTACGCTGCCATCTGATTACGCTGCGTTGGTTGAGGTTATTACTGACGTTGATGATAAAGAGGTGACAACAGGCGAGAAACGGAACAGGCTGCTTAACCGTGCGTTAAAGGATTACATTGTATTTATCGACGATGACGATCATGTTTATCCGAACTACGTTAGATTAATACTTGACGCGATTCAGTCAGGCGTTGATTGCGTGGCAACGTGCGGACATTACAGCGAGAATGGTGGAGCGTTAATACTTTGGAAGCTATCTAAAAGGTTTCAAAATGAGAACAAACACGATGGGCAGCGTTTGGTGTTTTATCGTAAGGCTAACCACCTGACACCAGTCAAAAGAGAATTAGCATTAAAAGCTAAATTTCCGCACATCAGCAATGCAGAAGATAAAGCATACAGCGAAGCATTAAATCCTTACCTTAACACCGAAACAGAAATAACAGAACCAATTTATCACTATGCTTATCTCACGTACAACAAGGAATACTGATACTTGCGTGGTATCGTATGCAAAGCGCGGTCGGGAGAATTACCCTGCTGCCTTGCCTCGATTAGCGGAAAGCATCGAGCGTAACACATCATACGATTACTTTCTATGGGAAGCTACTGATTCAGAACCACCGCATCCGTTAGCATTTAAGCACTTAACGCATGATCAGCGTCCGTACTTTTTTAAGTTGACCATGATACAGCTAATGCGTGAGCAAGGCTACAAAAAGATCATTTGGTTGGATAGCGTTATGACGTTAGAAAAAGAATTAACGCCTGACTTGTTTACTCATGGTATTATGGCGTTTCATAATTTAGGGCATCCGTTAAAGAATTACATTAGCGACCAATGCGTGAGTTATTTTGGATGCGAAAAAGATTTGCCTAATATGGAACAAACATGGGGAGGTGCATTTGCGCTTAATTTCAATTCACCTACTGCATTATGGGTATTTGATGACTTACTAAATGCTGCTGACTCTGGGTGTTTTAACAACGGCACATCTACACGCGAAGGATTTATTGCACACCGTCACGATCAATCCGTTTTATCCGTGTTGTTACACTGGTACGAATACAAACTTTTGCCATACGGCACAATAGTAACGCATCCGCATTACTTACAGCCATTCGAGTATGGAACTGACTTCTATATCGCACACCGTCAAATACCAAAGGCATGACCTACGACCTAATTGAACATACAAAGCAGATAAAAGAATGCACGACCGAGATCGTTCAAGTGGGATGCGCTGACATTGAATTGCACACTACTTTGGTTAACATTTGTAGACGGCACAAAAAGGTGTTAATAACGTATTACATGAACGAAACGGAAAAACAAACATCCGACTATCACGGAACTTACCACATACAACGCAAATGGATCAGCGACATTGACCTAAGTAAATACAACTACGTAATAATTAACAAATGATACATCAACTATTCATCAACGCATTAATCGGGGTGTTCTGCTATTGGTTCGCGGAATGTACTTTAATACCTCAACGCATCCTGCTAAAATTAACTGGCAAGATTAGCCTTAAACCGTTTACCTGTGGTCTTTGCCTGTCATGGTGGAGCGCGTTAGCCATTAACATTATGCTGTTTTGTAATTTTACACAGGTAGAATCTATTATTGTTACCGTGCTAATGTCAGGCTTCGCCTCGATGTTTAGCGTGTTAACGATGGAGTTCCACAAGAACCTGCAACGATGACCGAACAGACATACAACGCTTTACAACAGCACCGCGAAGTCATTGACCGCTTTATTCAGGTCGGTCAGGAGGTTAGCACAGCACCGCGTCAAGCGTTACAGGCTGCATGGTTAGAAATATACGGAGAACTGAAACCGATGTCGTGTTCAAGTTGCATCCGTGAAGCATACGAACGAATACATCAACACATATTAGAATATGAGCGACACAAAAAAGGTTAGCATAGACAAATTGAAGCCTAACCCAGACAATCCAAGAATTATCAAGGACGATAAATTCAAAAAGTTAGTACAATCGATTAAAGACTTTCCTGAAATGCTAAAACTACGTCCTATCGTTGTCGACAAAGACATGGTAGTGCTTGGTGGCAATATGCGACTACGTGCGTTAAAAGATGCAGGAGTTAAAGAAGTGGAAGTAATAATTGCAGATAACCTTACCGACGATCAGAAGCGTGAGTTTATCATCAAAGACAACGTTGGTTTCGGTGAATGGAACTGGGAAACATTGGCGAACGAATGGGATTCCGATAAATTAGACGAATGGGGATTAGTCATAAATAATTTTAATACAGATGATATTGATTTAGATGCTTTTTTTGAGGAAGATAATACAGATAAAGAACAAAAATTTAAAATAATACTTGAATACACACAAGACGATTACAATGCTGTTCAAGAAGCGTTAAAAAGTTATTCGGGTAGTAAAGAACAAATATTTTATAAATTACTTGGTTTATGATTGTATATTTGGCAGCTTACAAATCTCTTGAACGTCATTGGAATAAACCAACTGATGACATATATCTATTATCATCTTTTTGGGAACATAAATCAGGTAAATATGGTGACTATGTATTACAGGATAGACATATTTTAGACTCAGGTGCATTCTCAGCAATTAATGATAAAACTGGAAAATATAAAAACTTTGATTGGGATTTATATGTTAAAAAATATATATCTTTTATTAAACATACAAATCAAAAATTGTTTTTTGAATTAGACATTGATTGTGTTGTGGGATTACCTCGGGTTGAATATTATAGAAAACAGATAGAGGATGCTATTGGAATTCCACCAATTGTATGTTGGCACGCCAATAGAGGATCAGATTATTGGATTAAATGTTGTGAGGAATATCCCTACGTAGCATTAGGGACTACAACGGCAAGTAATGCAGGAAAAAAAATAAGAGCAAACCCAAAAATATTACACTGGTTTATTAATCATGCTCATAAAAATAATGCAAAAATACATGGTCTTGGCTTTACATCAATTCCAATGTTATCAGAATTAAAGTTTGATAGTGTTGATAGTACAGGTTGGCAACAGGTTAGATATGGCGGTATATGTATGTTTGATGGAAAAAATATAAAAAATTATAGAAAAATAGGTCATAGAATGAAAAATGTATATGATATTCATGTACATAATTTTAACCAATGGGTAAAATTTCAAAAATACGCAGAGAATAATCTATGAAAGCACTTGTTTTATTTAGTGGCGGTCAAGACAGTACAACATGTTTGTATTGGGCAAAGAAAAATTTTGAAGATGTTATTGCTATTGGTTTTGATTATGGGCAAAAGCATGGAATTGAACTTAATATGGCATTAACAATAGCTGAAAGGCTTAATGTTCAATACAAGATTATAGATGTTAAAGGACTGTTAAACACAAATAACGAAACTGATTTTAGAATTACAACAGGACGAAACGCGCTATTTTTAACAATAGCAGCAAGTTTATTTGATGTAGATAATATAGTTGCAGGTTTTTGTCAAATGGATTTTCAAGGTTATCCCGATTGTAGACAAAGTTTTGTTGATTCACAGCGATTAACATTATCACTTGCTCTTGATAAAGATATAAAAATACATACACCCTTAATGCATAAAACAAAGGCAGAGACATGGAAAATGGCAAAAGAATTAAATTGTCTCGATGTAATTATAAATGATACAATGACCGATTATAACGGTAGTATAGTAAAAAACGAGTGGGGATATGGAATTAATAATAACCATGCAACTGAATTAAGAATACAAGGATTTTACGAAGCAAAACAAAATGGATGGATATGATAGTAGAAAAAAAATACCACTTTTATGCTGCACACCGTAACCATGCAGGT